AACTTGTACTCTTCTGTAGTACTTGTTTGTGTTCGCTGTAAGAGCACCACTACCTTGTGTAAGACCTTGTGCGAATGGGTTAGAAACCATACCGTATCTTGTCTTAAAGCCAATCTTGGGCTGGAAGGTATTTGGGTTGATTGCTCTGACTTGCTGTAATGGAACGTATGGGCAGTAGAATAATCCTGCGTCATAAGGTGAAGTACCTTTGTATCCAGAAACATAGAAGTGCTTATCAGCAACGTTAGCAGAGTAAGGATCAACGTAGACCTTAATGCGTCCGTTAAGTGTTCCAACTAGAGTAGATGAAGTATCGTCTACACCTGTTAATGCGTTGTTACCACTTAGAGCAGGAGTGTAATCTAGAACACCTGCCATTCCAAGAGCAGAAGCCACATCTGCAGAACAGATTAGGATGTTGCCCTTCCCGCGACGAGTTTGCTGACCGATAGCGTTAGCATCTCTTTCGATCTGGAATAGAAGTCCTTTGAACTTCTCAACTGACCATCTTCCATTTGAGTCAACGTCAAGGTCGAAGATACCTGCGTTAGCAGTATTGTTTTGAGCACCTGCAACAGCGTTAGTGTAGATAGTTCTAACAACTTCTCTGTTGATTTCAGCAAGGATCTCTGTTGAGAGAATGTTGCTTAACTCTTGCTCGGCATCTAGACCATGAATTGCTTTCAAGTCTTGAGCAAGCTCAATACTGTACTCAGCTTTCAAAGCACGAGATTTCGCTGTAACAGTTACTTTCTCGATTGAGAAACCCATCTCTCTGAATGCTGTAGATGCACTTGAGTCATCTAATGCTTCAGCAGTAGTTGTGTTCATGCCTGTTGCATCGCCTGTTACCTCGTAGGTACCTGGTGATGAGTCATTAAGAACACCTGGATTTGCTCCTTCAGCGTCGTTAACTGCAGAACCTGATGCTGTTGGGTCATAGTTTGATAGACCTGTTCCACCTGCACCAGAGAAACCTGCGTTAGGCTCATTGAAGAATGCTTCTCTGAAGTCTGAGGAAGCAGGACTTCTCTCATCTCCATAAGCAGTTCTCATTGCAAAGATAAGTCCTGTAGGACCTGTCATTGGTTGAACACCTGCGATATCGTAAGCGATCAACATAGGCATTGATCTTCTGATCAATGAAATTAATACTGGGTCGAAACCTGCGACTGGACCTGTTGCAGTTGCACCTGCACCGAATCCACCTGTTCCAACTGTCTGAAGAGTTTCGTTAAGAACGTTACCCTCTTCTTTTAATGCTATTTCTTGGTTCTCAAGAAGTTGTGCGACTACGCCTTTCTTGTAAGTATCCTCGATGCCTGGAAGAGCTTCGTGATTTAGAACGGGTGCCCACTTTTCTTGGAGTGATTGTAGTGACATTATGTCTCCTTGTTAAGTAGTTTATTAATTATTTGGACCAACGAGCGATTGCATCTACGTATTTCGACATAGTTCCGCTTGCTGTACTTTCAACTAAGGGTTCTGAACTTTCTTCGGTGGGTTCAGTCTTTGCTTCTGCAACAACTTCAGCCTTCCTAGTGAAATATGATTCCTTAATTGTTTCGACTCTCTTGCGATAGTCTTCTTCATTCTCAAACTCAACACCCTCTGCAAGAGAAACTAGTTTCTCCTTTTGTGTCTCTGCGAGACCTGCAGCACATTCGTTCACGATTTCCATTTTAACAAATTCGCCAATTCTCTTGTTCAAAGATACGTTAGCGTCGATTTGCTCATTGAGTTTTTTCTCCATTTCATCAAGTTCCCCTGACATTCCGTCTAGGAGATTGTATTTTTCTTCGGGAACATTAAAGTTATGCTCTACGAAGAGACCTTTTAGACCGTTAAAGAATGACTCTGCCATCTCAGTCTTTATACCGTGCTCAACAGCGAGTGAATTTTCCTTGATCCACTGTTCAGCAGCATAAGATAGATAGTCATCGACTTTTTCAGCCAATTCTGTTTTGATCTTCTCGACTTCCTCAGTCAGAGTAGATTCAAATGCTTCAGTTAACGCTTTAGTTTCCTCATTTACTCTTGAGGTAACTGCGGCTTCAAAGATGGTTACTGCTTTGTCTCTGAACTCTTCTGATAGTTCTTCACCTCCGACAAGAGCGTCAACATCCGCAGTAAAGTCGTACTTGGCTTCATCTGCTGTCTCTGTTTCTTGTTCTTGGATTGTTTCTTCATCTTTGTTCTCCACGTCATCGAAGATCTTACCACTAAGACCTGCACTTACGTTAGATGTTCCTGCAGCTGATGGTTTAGTCTTGATAGACTTATCACCTTCTACTCCTACAGGGGCTGCAGCTTTGCTTCCTAGATTTTCAGTTCCCTTAGCACCTTCTGATGATTTACTATCAGAACCACCGATATCAGTGTACTTACCTTGAGAAGTATCAATCTTTTCTCCAGAAGTCGCACCTTTAGTGATAGCTGCTGTTCCAGTTGCTGCGTCTTCTTTCACTTGCTCCATGTTATCTAACTCTTTATTAGAGGTCTCAGACATTGTTTAACTCCGATTACATTAGCGTTATATACAGTTTTATTTATAAATCACAGACTCTTAAGAAACTTCTCGAATGCGGAAAGCTTCTTTTCCTGTAGATTTATAAGGGTTGCATGATCAATTTCGTTCTTAATTTCCGCTATTCTTGCTTCTTTAATAACTCCATTGTCCCATACCCATTCTTTTCCTTCCATGATACCATTCACAAATGCGTCTGGTGCTGAAGGATCTGCTACTATATCAGCAGCAGTTGCAAGCATAAAGTCATCTTGGACTATGTTGCAATTAGATTCTTTCTTCAGAGAACCCATTCCTCTTGAAGAAACTCCTAACTTTACACCTTCACTTAGTAGTGATGATGCAATGTTACCCATAGGTGTGTCAAGTATCTTTGCTCTACCGACGAAATTATTTCCATCTTCTTTCAAAGATTCTATCTTATGGGATACCCTATCTAGGTTGATTGAAGGACCATCTGGATGTCCAAGTTCTCCAAGTGCACGACCTTTACTGATCTGTGACTCTTCGTACTTAGCGACTTCTCTCTGAAGTGTTTTGAAAGGATACATCCTTCCATTCTTATTAGTGATCTCTGATTGTAAAAAAATACCTTCTATGAAGTGTGACTTCTTTCCGTTCTTTTCCTCAGTTAGGAAATCAACTTGAGTGATCTCTTCAGCTATCAGTCTCATTTTTTGGTTCCTCTATTGGTTCTTCTACAGATGCAGGTGTAGCATCAACAGGTGGTTCATGTGGTAGTCTGTCAGGTAAGACAGGTTCAACCTTAGTTTCACCAGATCCGTCATCTACTAACTTATCTTCTAGTTCATCAGCTGCAGATTGTGCAGTTTGATCTAGTTCAAAACCCATTTTTTGTGCAAACTCTTTTTTCTGAGCTTGTATTGCATCATAAGCTGTAGCAGCCATTGCATCGTTAAATGCATCTACCGCTTTTGCTTTTTCATCGCCAAATATATGATCGACGATTCCTTGTGCTATTTCGCTTGGCATAATAATAGTTACCTACATTATATATTTAGTATTTAGAACTCTCCCCGCTTTTGATCCGCAGGATCAATTACGGACTTTGGGTCTTGGGGTGCTCCTCCTTCTGCAGGTGCTCCTCCTTCTTCGCCTGGCATCATGCCCATCTCTGCTGCCATCTGGTCTTCTGGAGACAGGATTAAACCTGCTTCCGTTTCAGCTTCAATCTGTTTGTCGATCTCTTTTATCTCGACATCAGTTTGTTTCAATATTTGACGACGAATGTGTTCAATCGAGAAGTACTTACCAACGTAAGGATCCATTTGATTAACTTCATTCATTCTTTCATTGCGGATTTCAATCTCTTTGAGTTCTGTAAAGTAATTGTCAGCAATGTAGTCAAACTGAATGTGCTCTTTCATCACTTCCCATTCTTCAATAGAGATGATTCCCTTAAGAATGAGTTGTGTTTTAAGAAGGTCTGTGAATAGTTCACCGAAACGTTTACGTAGACGTGCGACAAACTTTTGGAATTTAACTTCGTCACGTGTGATTTCAGCAGCACGTCCTATGTTAAATGTAGTCTCAGTCTCTAACCTTGAGTTTGGAACGTTGAGCGATTTGTAAAGTTTCTTTTGGAAGTACTTGACATCCTCAAGTTCTCCAAGATTTTGTCCACCTGGCAACGTAGAGATTTCAGTACCTCGTCCCCCTTCTCTTCTGGGTAACCAGAAGTCTTCGAGCATTGACATGAATTTCTTGTCATCTTTTATCTCTCCTGTGTTTGCATCGTATACAAGTTTGTTTCTATACCTACCCATAACTTCACGAAGGTATTGCTCCGCTTTGTTCTTAGGTAAGTTACCAACGTCGATATAGAATATTCTACGTTCTGGTGCTCTTGATAAACGATAGATTACAAGACTATCTTCAATCATTCGCAGTTGATTAACTGCCTTGATTGCTTTATGTAAGTGTGACAAGACCATGTTTTTATTAAGGTCTTGAATACCAGAGTGACAATATGTAATTGAATCTGGTGCAATTTTCAGTCCTTGATTAGTAGAATTTCTAAGTCCCTTTGGATTGTACAGAAAATACTCAGCACTCTTCTGAGTCAACTGAGTATTGAGGTCTGCATTTCTCAATTCGCCAGGTTTCTTCTGCTCGTATTCAGTAACCTTACGAATTTTTCTAGGGTCGATGTATCTTAATTCGACTAAACCGTTACGTGGTTTTTTAGGATCTATAACCTTATGATAGAACAATCTTCCATCGACATACCATCTACGGAAGATCTCATAGGATCTATTATCAAAATCTAATAAACGAAGAATTTCTTGGAACTCTTCTCTCATTAGTTTTTTAATTTTTTCTGATACCTTAAGATTAGATAGTTCTAATTCTACAGGTACGTCGTCAAAGTTACCACAGATAGTTTCGTTAACTACATCGTCAACTGCACTATCACATTCTGGTTGTAGAACCATCTCTCTATAACGAGTGATGAGTTCATATTCATTACGGATTTGTCCATCAAAGTCAACAGAATAGCCATAGTAACCACCACCCACTACAGGTTGTGATCCATCTAAACTATCCTTTTGAACAAAAGAAGGTCCCTTGGGAACCTTCTTTGCTCTCTCTAGTGAAAAACCGAAGAGCTGTTGTGCCATTATATTTTAATGATTGTTCCTGTTATATTTAGGAGGTTAGTCCTGGCTCGATTCTGGCATCCAGTATTGGACTTGTAACTCAACAGTGAACTCTTCAACTGCGTCATTGTTTCCAAAGTCAAGATCTATCGCTGCGATATTACTTGGGAATACGTTATAGAACTTGTAAGATTTAAGTATCTTAGGTTGATCCCCTGCTTTTAGATCTCTTGCTAACTGATGAACTTTCATATCAGCGAAGTAACCAGTACTATCA